GTCCACACTTAAGGGAGAGCAGAGCCCCCCCGCCACCCCAAATGGGGAAAGACTGGTTCTAGAACCAGCTATAGTCCCTATCGTGCCAACGTGGCACGACGGTTTGGCTCGTACGGAGTTTACCGAACTGGTTTCTCAAGGGCTCACGCCCGCAAGTTGCCAGAGTTGGCTCGCCGATGTAGTGATACACCGGGCGACCATGACGGAAGAGTTTCACAAACTCCCCATCATGGTTCCGTATTGTGGAGATCGCGATACACATGACCCCGAAGGATCGTCGGTCGGTGTTAACCGATGTTAGGTGCACGCTCTCAACGACCAATCCCTCCAGAGAACCGCTCTTCAGCGGCTTGCCTCCGGATTCACGCCACTCATCATAAGTGGACAGTAGACCTGCATCGCCTAAGGTTTCGGGTACGGGGAGACGCCAAGATTTCGGCGTTTGTCCCTTTAACCAATTCCATAAGGGCTGGTACCTTTTCGGGCAGTAGCCGTAAACCATGTATAGCCAACGTCGTAAGTTGTTGGCAATTTGCATGGCGTACGGAATCTGCTGCTCGTCTGGGTCTTGGCGCAGGAAGAAAGGGCGCACAGACTGTCCTTTAAACCAGTCTGTTCCACAAGACTCGAAGAAACTGCCTGCCAAGCAGCTTTTCGAGGTGTTCACCTGGAATCCGAGGTATTCCAGGCGGTTGATCAGTTCGGGAGCGTAGGCTTGGGGAAGGATTATATCGTCCCCATAAACAGCTGTAAGCTCTCGTTCTGCTGGCGGGACCAGGCTTCGGACAATGGCCAAGAAGATGCAGCATTCTAGAGGGAAGGTGAAACCATTCCCCATGCTTGAAAACATCTCGAGGTTATGCCAGTGCTTGGTCTTTTCCCCTTCACCCAGGATCCGTACGGCTTTTGACCGCGCGGTGTCCAACAGATGGTACCAACGTAGACCTTGTGGGTCCTTGTTGGCACAAAGGAGTAGCCAGACAGCCATCCGACAAATAAAATCGGACGCCTGACGGAGATCGATGGTCGCTAGACCACAAAGCTCTGCCATGGAAGCCAGGAGTTGATTAAGCCCCTGGTTGCTGACATCAACGCCGAATTTGCGCAATCGCCTTTCCATAAGCCGCCCGATGCCAGACTGGAGATAGGTATTCCAGAGAGGCTCTTTAGCGGCATTACGGTCGACGGTCGCGTCCTTCGGCACACAAAAGTGATGACTCCCCCGCGCTGTCTTAACCTTGCGGTCATCCAGCCAGAAGTCCATAACGAATGGACCTGCTAGGACGGGGAAGAAGGGCTTCACCGAAGCCGTCATCACAGGGACCGTGTCATATTTTAGAGACGGTACCAGCTCTTCAGAGCGAACACCAACGCACGCTCCAGGCCCAAATCCACCATCCTCGGGAATCCTGTTAAGGACCTCGGGGGTAAGCGGACCAAGGATATGGAGTAGCTCCTCGCTTACGCGGTACACCCAGTCGGGTGCAGCTTCGACGAAGAGCCTATCGTTCGTTAAACGATTGCGTTGCTCAGCCGCAAAGAACTTGCGGCGGGCCTCAGCCTCGCGATCAACATCCAAGGGCAGATTCTGGCTTTTGGCGCAAACCCGAGATACTAAATAGTCCTCAGCGAAGTGCTTTGGATCCACGTAATCGTCGGGTATTATTGCCAAGTCCAGATAGCCCTCCCAATCGCCTTTCGACAATAGGGAGGTAACTTCTGCGGCTCTTGAGGAGCCGATGATCTCACAGAGGCGGAGTGTGGTCTGAATCTCCAGGTCTAGCGACCTGGGATCGGCCGTTCTCGCGTTCTCGCTTGACGGGGCACTGTGTTGCTTCATCTTTAGCCTCTTGACATAGTAGACTGGCGTCGCAGTCTGCCTCGGCCTTAGGAAGCCGAAACAAACGACGAAAGACAGGACACGCCAGCAATAAATCGCTGACGCGTATCATCCTGCCCAACCACAATCCCACCTTAGTAAGGAGGGTCACGTTTCGTGAGTGCCTTCACAACCGCGTTAGCGGCCAAGGAGGCGACTTCCGTCGCGAAGTGGTTACGCTCGGTCGAGGTCCAGTCTTCCGGAATAACGTATTCCAGGGTGGCCCGGCCGATTGAAGCAACTCCCCACACGCCATCCACCTCTTGCTCCTTTGGAGAAGCGAAGAGGACGGTCACACGATCAGTGGCCCGGGTCTTGCTCGCGAGGCTGAGTTTCAGCTCAAGCGTGCGGTTACCGGACATGATGTTGGCCGCCTGGTCGGCGTACTTGGAGGACGCGATACTCGCCGAAAGCGGGTAGAGCGTATGGTTGGTCGGTGTGGCATCAGCCACGACGACGTTCGCGATGGCGGACATAAGATGTCTCCATTACTTTTGTGCGTTGTTACGCATAGATAGAAGGATCTCGACAGAGCTAGCAAGCTGCCCCCAATTACTCGGGAGTCGCATGTTCACTCTACTCGGCAACGGAACGGACGTGAAGACGTCTCGCCATGTCGTCAAGTGCTCGATTTTGCCAGGAAGGGTGACCTCCCATGGTGTATTCGAGATTCGAGTGTCGACCGTTGAGGCATTTCGTCTCGTAGTAACGGTACCCACGATACTGTCCACGCTCGTCAGCGTGTTCAGTGCCTTCAAATAGGAGCCAACATCTAAGAACCAGTCCACCATAAATGATAGACGGGTCCCGGCCCATAAAGCCTCCCCAATATTGCCAGCGGTGTAATCACCGACGTTGTCCTTTAGCTTGATGTAAGCTATGGCGCGTTTGGAGACAATACCTTGGCATACCGCGGCACCGCTAACGATACCCTTCGTGTATCCAGAGCCCCGTCCTTGGACGGTAACCTGGACCCTGAGGCGTCGTGCTAAGCGGGTTTGGTTCATCTGAATCATCGTATCTTCCAAGATCGCGATGGTTGGCTTAATCCCAAATTGGATAGCCAGATGAGTGCCGAGTACATCCTGGATAACTTTCGGATCACGTAGGCCATCTTTGTTATATTGGCCCATAGCGCCTGAATTTATCAGACGCCGTACGATGTGCTTCCGATTGTTTCTCTGGCGCCATAGCCACTTCGCAGTGTCTTTGGCGCGCTTCAAGACGTCGGCGCCGTCCTTAACGTATTGGACGGCTTCGCGGTACTCGCCGATATTCTCGGCGTAACTCACCTCACGGGACATTATTTTCAGACGTAGGGCTTGCGCCCAGTCCGGATTGTCCCAATAAATCACGGGCTCGACTGGTTGCTGAACAGTTTCTGTCGTGAGCCAGACCGGTGCGGTCGGGACACACGAAGGACTGCCCAGATAGGAGGTTTCCCTCTTTTCCAGTCTACCGTATTGGACACGTGTGAGGTGCTGCGGACCTTGAGCTGTAGGGTTTAGGACCAGGTTTGCTGGCTTTACCCGAGACTCTTTTTCAAAGGTTTGGGTTCTGACGTAACCAACAACAGTACGCGTAAGACTAGTTCCGGCACAGGTCGCCGTTCCCCGAGGGGTCCACGACATCCTGGTATTGCCGTAATAGTTTTGTTGCTTAATCGTTGTGGTCGGCATATGCCCTCCGCAGTAATGTGCCAATTCATGGTGCATTTTACTGGCACACTTGGTGTCCGCCTACCCGAACTATTAGTGACTTAGGGGATCGCCCCAAGCTCTATTAGGTAAGGATAGACGAGCACACAAGTGGTCAGCTAGGGGTCATGAATCCCTATACCCGAGGGTCACAAGCTTCCAGCTTGTGGCCT